CGAACCGCTTCGCATCCTCTGCGCCCGCGAGCATCAGAACTCGATCGCCGAGAGCTTCCACGCCGAGCTGAAAGCGGCGATTGCGTCTCAGCCGTGGTTGGCCGCTCACTACGACGTCGGGCGGGACTACCTGAGAGGTCGCAACGGCACCGAATTCATCTTCCGCGGCCTGCGGCATGGCGTGAACTCGATCAAGTCGCTCGCCAAGATCGACCTGACCATCGTTGAGGAAGCCGAGGACGTTCCCGAGGCCAGTTGGCTCGCCCTGGAAGCCACGGTGTTCCGGCAACCCAAGTCGGAGTTGTGGCCGATCTGGAACCCCAGGCTCGACGGCTCGCCGGTCGATCAGCGCTTCCGCAAGTCACCACCGCCACGGTCGGCCATCGTCGAGATCAACTGGCAGGACAACCCTTTCTTCCCCAAGGGCTTGGACGAACTCAGGCGGCGAGAGCGCGAACGCCTCGACCCCGACACCTACGCCCACGTCTGGGAGGGCGCCTACCTCACCAACTCCGACCGCCAGGTGTTCGGCGGCAAGTGGGAGGTGAAGGACTTCGACGTTCAGCCTGGTTGGGATGGACCCTATCAGGGCGGCGACTTCGGTTTCGCGCAAGATCCCACGGCGGCGGTTCGCTGCTGGATTGCGGGCGAGGTGCTCTACATCAGCGACGAAGCCGGCCGGGCGCAGCTGGAGTTGGACGACACGGCGGGCTTCGTCACCGGCCGCATTCCTGACTTCGCCAACTACGTCAGCCGCTGGGACAACGCGAGGCCCGAGAGCATCAGCCACATCCGCCGGCATGGGCTTCCCAGGTCCGAGCCGGTGGAGAAGTGGAAGGGCAGCGTCGAGGACGGCGTGGCCTACCTCAGGTCGTTCAAGCGCATCATCGTCCATTCGCGCTGCGTCGAGACCATCAAGGAGCTTCGGCTCTACAGTTACAAGGTCGACCGACTCTCCGGCGACATCCTGCCTGACATCGTCGATGCGCATAACCATTACCTGGATGCGCTGCGCTACGCCGTCGGGCCGATGGTGAAGCGCCGCGGGGCCACCGTTGTCAGTGCGCTGCAGCTTTAGGAGCGAGCATGGCTCTAGCCGTCAACGAACGCTCCGCAGCCGCGGCCAAGATGGGCCGCGACTGGCCGATGATCGAGGCGCTGATGGGCGGCTCGGGCGCCATGCGCGAGAAGGGTGAAGCGCTGCTCCCCAAGTTCGCGATGGAGAGCCAGCCCACCTACGACGGTCGGCTGAAGAAGGCGACGCTGTTCCCCGCCTACCGCCGCACCGTGACGGTGATGGCCGGCAAGCCGTTCTCCAAGCCGTTGACGCTCTCGGAAGACACTCCCGCGGAGATCGCCGAGGAGTGGTCGAAGAACATCGACCGGCAAGGCGTCAACCTGAACACCTTCGCCGCGGAGATGTTCTCGGAAGCCCTGGCCTACGGTTTCGGCGGCATCCTGGTGGATATGCCGACGCGTGCGGCTGATGCGCCGCCGATCTCCAAGGCCGAGGCCGACAAGACCGGGTTTCGCCCCTACTTCATCCGCGTGCGCCACAACGACGTGCTCGGCTGGCGTGGCGAGGTGGTCGACGGCGCGCACAAGCTGACGCAACTGCGCCTGCTGGAATGCACGACGGAACCGGACGGCGAGTTCGGCGAGAAGGAAGTGGAGCGCGTTCGCGTGCTCACGCCGGGCGCCTGGGCGCTGTACGAGAAGCAGAGCGACGACGCCGCGGGTCTCGCCAACAAGTGGGTGTTGGTCGGCGAGGGCGTCACCAGCCTGAACGTGATCCCCTTCGTGCCGGTCTATGGCCGGCGGCTCGGCTTCATGCAGGGCGCGGCGCCGCTCGTGGATCTCGCCTACCAGAACGTCAAGCATTGGCAGAGCCAGAGCGATCAGGACAACATCCTGCACATCGCCCGCGTGCCGATCCTGGTCGCCATCGGTATCGACGAAAACCAGGACATCGTCGTCGGCGCGTCGACGTTCACCAAGCTTCCGCGGGAAGCCGACCTGAAGTTCGTCGAGCACACCGGGGCGGCGATCGAGGCTGGCGCAGCGTCCATTGCGCAGCTCGAAGAACAGATGATCCAGTCGGGCGCGGAGCTTCTCGTGAAGAAGCCCGGCGACCGCTCGGCCACCGAAGCGGCCAACGATGCTGAGGCGAACAAGTCGGACCTGCAGCGCATCGCCGAGGATTTCGAGGCCTCGCTCGACCAGGCGCTGCAACTGATGGCGGATTTCGCGGGCCTGGAGGTCGGCGGCTCGGCGCAGTTGTTCAAGGACTACGGCGCGTCCAACCTGACCGAAGCGAGCGGCCAACTCGTGATTGCGATGCGCACGGCGCGGATGATCTCGTCCGCCACGGCCATCAACGAGATGAAGCGCCGCGGCGAACTTGCGGCCGAGGTCGACCCGGAAGCCGAAGAGTTGGCGGTCGCCGAAGAGGTGCAGGCCCTTGAGCCTGAGGAAGACGAGCCGCCCGTCGCGGCCTGAGTTCTGCCGGTCCTGAGGATTCAGGCCGGCGCCCCGGCGCGGATGCGCCACCAGCCCGCAGCGGATGCTGCAGAAAGCCTGAAACCATGGAACTGCAAACCGTCGAGGTCGACGGCAAGACCTATGCGCTCGTTCAAGACGGAAAGCCCGTCTACAAGGACAACGGGGCTGAGGTCGCTTTCGACATCAGTGGCGTGACTGCGCTGCGCGGCGAGGCCATGCGCCATCGCCAGGAGCGCGAGAAGGCCGAGAAGGCGCTGAAGGCTTACGAGGGCATCAGCGATCCGGCGGCGGCCCTGACGGCGCTGGAGACCCTCGCCAAGCTCGACCAGAAGAAGCTGATTGATGCGGGCGAAGTGGATCGCGTGCGGGCTGACATCAGCAAGGCGTATGACGCCAAGCTGGCCGACGCCGACAAGCGCGCGAAGGAACTGGAAACCCTGCTGAACGGCCAGGTGATCGGCGGCAGCTTCGCCCGGTCCAAGTTCGTCACCGAAAAGCTGGCCATCCCGCCCGACATGGTGGAGGCGCGCTTTGGAGCGCACTTCAAGGTCGAGGGCGGAAAGCCGGTCGCCTACACCGCCGATGGCGGGCGCATCCACAGCCGCGCCAACCCGTCCGAGCCGGCGGATTTCGACGAGGCGCTGGAAGTCCTCGTCTCCAGTTACGCCTACAAGGACCACATCCTGAAAGGCCCGACCGGCCACGGCGGCGGCGCGCAGCCGAACGGCCGAGGGGCTGGGGCCAAGGTCATCAAGACCAGCGAATTCAACGCGCTCTCACCAACCCAGCGCGCAGCCAAGATGGCCGAGGGCTACGTCCTCGCCGACTAGACAGCCGACGACTCGGATGGGCGTCGGCGCCCGGAGCAGAGCTCCAAACCCCTGAAACCCCAGACGTCCATCCGCGGAGACCCTACCCATGTCTAACACCCTTACCGCAGTCGCGCCCGTCGCCTATTCGGCGGCCAAGGAAGTCGCCGCCGAACCGGCCGGCATGATGGACGCGATCAACATGAACTTCGACGACAAGGGCGTCGCGAAGGGGGATACCGTGAAGGTTCCCGTCGCCCCGACCCGCGCAGCGTCGGACTTCACCCCGTCCAACGCCACCTCGACCGGCACCGACGCCACGGCGACCACGGTCGATGTGACGATCACCAAGAGCCGCAAGGTCTCCTGGAACATCACCGGCGAGCAACTGCGCTCGTTGGAGAACGCCGAAGCCGACAACACGTGGTTCGCCCAGCTGCTCAAGCAGGGCATGCGGACGCTTCGCAACGAAGCCGAGTCCGACGCCTGGGCGGCCGGGCTTGCGGGCGCCTCGCGCGCCTACGGCACCGCCGGCACCACGCCGTTCGCCTCCGACCTGTCGGGCCTCACCAACGTCCGCAAGATCTTGGCAGACAACGGCTCTCCGATGGCCGACCTGCAGCTGGTGGTCGACACCGCGGCAGGCCTGAACCTGCGCAACCTGGGCGTCTACCAAAACGCCTACGCCGCCGGTTCGGACGCCGAGCGTCGTTCGGGTGAGCTGCTGCGTCAGTTCGGCTTCCAGATCCGTGAATCGGCGGGGGTCTCCACCCACACCGCCGGCACCGCGGCCTCTGCGACGTCGGACAACACCGGCTATGCGATCGGCTCCACCTCGATCGCGCTGGCCTCGGCGGGCACCGGCACGATCCTCGCCACTGACGTCATCGCCTTCGCCGGTGATACGAACAAGCACGTGGTGGCGACCGGCGACGCCGACGTCTCCAACGGCGGCACCATCACGCTCAACAACCCGGGCACCCGCGTCACCATGTCGGCCGCCACCAAGGCGATCACCATGACGGCGACCTACACCGGCAACCTGGCGTTCGAGCGTTCGGCCATCGTCGGCATCATGCGCCCGCCGCTGATGCCCGCCAACCCGACCATCTCCCAGATGATGGTCTCGGACGGCAAGGGCCTGACCTACCTGCTGCTCGACATCGCGCAGTACGGCCAGCGCTCGCTCGAGCTGCACCTCGCCTGGGGCTTCAAGTCCGTCAACGGCGAGTTCTCGGCCATCCTGCTCGGCTAGTTCAGCCGAGATTGAGTACCAGGGCCGGGCCTTTCGGGGTCCGGTCCCACCCCTCACGAGGAGCGCGCAGATGGCAGAGACGATCAAGACCCTGCGCGTGAAGCCGTGGGGCGAAGGACAGGGCGAGTTCGTCGAGATCAACGCCGACGACTTCGACCCGCAGACCCATTGCCTGTGCGAGCCGGTGGACAAGTATCCGCACCTGTCGCCCAAGCAGGAAGAGGCGCTAGACCGCTTGATTGACGGCGTGGTCAAGCCCGGCGGCTCGCCCAAGGGTGGCAACCGGCGGAAGAAGGCCTAAGTCGTGGCGGGATACGGCACGACCGCAGGGTTCAAGGCCTACGCCGACGCGCGGGGCTGGGACTACACGACGCCTGCCTATGCCGACCCGCAGATCGACGCGGCGCGGGAGCGGGCGAGCGACTACATCGACGGGACGTTTCGCAATCAGTTTCCCGGCTACAAGACGGACGGACGCGAGCAGGCCAGGGAATGGCCGAGGGTCGGCGCGGTGGACCGCGAAGGCCTGAGCATCGACAGCGCCGAAGTCCCCGTCGAGATCCTCAACGCCACCTATGAAGGAACCTGGCGTGAGGTGCAGACGCCGGGTTCGCTGGTTCCCGACCTGAAGGCCGGCGGCGGCGTGCTGAAGCGCGTCAAGGCCGGCTCGGTCGAGGTCGAGTACGACAACGACGGCACGGTGTCGAAGACCTTCGCCGCCATCGAGCAGGCGCTGGGCTCGCTGCTGGTAGTGCGCAGCCGTTATTCCGGGGTCGCGGTGCGCGCCTGATGACCGACCGTATCGAACGCCTGATGAAGGATTGGGAGCCGCGGCTCCGCAAGGCCTTCCTGCAGGCGGTGAAGGAACATCGCAGCCGGATCAAGGTGTCCGACCTCGTGGCGCTGCTGAAGGCCGGCGACATCGAAGGCGCGGTGCGGTTCGTCGGCCTGGAGCCGGCGGCGTTCCTGCCCTTGGATCGGGCGATCGAGGCGGCTTACGTGGCTGGAGGTGTCGACGCCAACCAGGGCATCGGCCTTCGCATCGCCCCTTTCGACATCCGGGCTCCGGGGGCGAGGAGCTTCCTGGAAAGCCACACCACGGACCTGATCCGGCAGATCACCGAAGACCAGCGGGCGATGATCCGCGATGTGCTCGCACCCTTGCGCAACCCGCTCGGCGCCGACCCGATGCTGACCGGCGACACGCCGCAGAAGTTGGCGTTGGATCTGGTGGGGCGGGTGTCGAAAGTCACCGGTCAGCGGGAAGGGGGCTTGCTCGGCCTCACCTCGCAACAGGCGCAATGGGCGGTGAACTATGAGCGGGAGCTGATCGAGGCCGACCCGGCGGCGATCACCCGCAAGCTACGCGACAAGCGCTTTGACCGCACGGTGCAGAAGGCCATCAAGGCGGGAACGCCGATCCCTGCCGAGACCCGCCAAGCCATGGTCGCGACCTATCGCAACCGGGCGCTGCTACTGCGGGCCAATACGATCGCGCTGAACGAGGCGAGTACGGCGCTTCACGCCTCGCAGATCGAAGCCTGGGAGCAGGCGATTGCGCGCGGGGCTGTGGCTGAGAGCGCGGTTCGCCGGTTCTGGATCACCGCGGGCGACGATCACGTCAGGCCCACACACCGGATGGTTCCGGGGATGAACAAGGCCGGCGTGGGGCTGCATGAGCCGTTCCAGACGCCCAAGGGGCCGACGATGCAGCCTGGCTGGAGCTTCGATCCTGGATGCCGGTGTCGGGTCAGGGTTCGGGTGGTTGAGGAAGCATCCCCTGCACCTCGTCCGACTCCTCGTCAGTCGCCACTTCTAGTCCCAGCGTGAGGATGACGAGGGATCTGCGGGCCGCTTCCAGGGCGGTCTGACCGCGCACGGTTTCGCCGGTCGCGCCCTCCAGCACGCCGCACGCGCGGATCAGAAGGTCCGCCGCTTCTTCGTCCGTCACCACGGCCACGGCTTCACACTAGCACAAGGGGAGGGACATGGCGCTATTTGACGACCTCCCCGACATCATCGCCGACGTGCTGGACGATGCAGGGCTTGGCTTTCAGTCCGTCACGCTGACCAGCATCACGGCGGGAACCTACGATCCGGCCACCGGAACCGTCTCGGGCGGCTCCACCTCAACCACCAGCCTCCGCGCCGTGGTCGAGGACTTCAAGGGCCTGGAGCTGATCTCCGGGCTTGTCCAGGCGGGCGACAAGAAGGTGACGATTGCGGGCGCCAACGTCGCCAGTGTGCCCAAGCCGACAGACACCGTAACCGCGGGCGGGGTGGTCTACAGCGTCGAGCGCGTGAACACCGTCGCGCCGGGCTCGGCCGCCGTCATCTACGAACTGCATTGTAGGCGGACCTGATGGAACTTCACCACGTCGGCTGCATCTGGCTCCTCCGCATCGGCAAGCTGCACGTTGCCCGCGTGGGGCGTCGCTGGGCGGTCTACTAATGGGCGCCTTCGCCGACCAGATCGCCAAGTTCGCCGCCCAGACCAAGGAGCAGGCGGACGGCGTTGTCCGCGAGACGGTGCAGGAGATCGGCCAACGCCTCATCGAGCGCTCGCCGATCGACACCGGTCGCTTCAAGTCCAATTGGAACTATGGGCTCGAGACCCCCGACCGCTTCACCAGCGAGAAGACCGCCATCCGCACGGTCAACGGCATCGAGGATCTGCCCAAGGGGGCAGGGGGCTTCGTCCACTACCTGACCAACTCGCTGCCCTATGGCCCAGCCCTGGAGCGCGGCCATTCCAAGCAGGCGCCGCAAGGCATGGTCGGCATTACATCGCTGGAGTTCGACGCCATCGTCGCCGCCTCGGTCCTGAAGGTGCAGCGTTGAGCGGCGTCACCAACATCCGCGCGGCCATCGAAACGGCCCTCGCGGCCATCTCGCCGACCCTCACGCCGGCTTACGAGAACGTCGCCTTCACGCCGACTGCAGGCACGCCATACCAGCGCGTTGAATGGATGTGGGCGCGGCCCGGCAACAACGAGATCAGCCAGAACTACACGCAAGAGGGCATCTGCCAGGTGACCCTCTGCTATCCGACCAACACCGGCCCCGCCGCCGCTGCAGCGCGCGCGGAGGTGACCAAAGCCACCTTCAAGCGCGGCTCTGGACCGTACACCAGCAGCGGCGTCTCGGTCTCCATTCCCTACACCCCCGAAGTGATGCCCGCCTATGTCGACGGGGATCGCTACTGCGTGCCGGTCCGCATCCGCGTCTTCGCGCAACTGACCGCCTGAACTCCCCCTGACGGCCGGCTCCGGTCCGTCTCCTTCCACCCCCTGAGATCGGAGATAACCCATGGCAGTCGCCCAGGGCATTAGCACCACTGTCTCTCGTGTGGCCCAATCGGGCCTTGGCTCGCCCGGCTCCGCCGGCTCGGCGCTCGCCCGTCGCGTGCAGCTCGCGCTGAACAAGCAGAGCGACACCTATCAGAGCCAGGAAATCGTCAGCCACCAACAGTCGACCGGCGCCACCGAAGGCCCGTCCGGCATCCAGGGCTCGCTGAACGGCGAAATGTCGGCCGGGACCTACCAGATCGAAATGGAGACCCTGCTCCGCAAGGCGGCGGCGGGCACGGCTGCGATCACCGGAGCGGGCCTGACCATCGCCACGTCCGGCTCCAACTACAGCGTGACCCGCTCGGCCGGCTCCTGGCTTTCGGACGGGATCAAGGTCGGCGATGTGGTGCGCCTGTCGGTCGGCTCGCTGGATGCGGCCAACATCGCCCGCAACCTGCTCGTGCTCGACGTGGTGTCGGCCACCGTGCTCACGGTCGCCCCGCTGAACAGCGGCGCAATGACCCCGGAAGGCCCGGTCACCGGCTGCACCATCACCGTGGTCGGCAAGAAGGTGTGGGTGCCGAGCACCGGACACCTGAACCGCTATCTCTCGTATGAGAAGAAGTACACCGACCTGACTCGCTACGAGCTGTTCACCGACGTCAAGGTCGGCTCGGCGGACATCGCCATCCCGGCGACCGGGATTTCCACGGTGAACTTCGCGCTGATGGGCCTCTCGCGGGCGCTGTCGGGTTCGGAAACCCTGACCTCGCCGACCGCGGAAACCTCCTCCTCGGTGCTGGCGGCGGTGCAAGGCAAGGTAGCGGTGAACGGCGCGGTGACGACCGTCACCAACGTGCAGGTGAACATCAACGGCAACGTGTCGCTGGCTGAAGCGGAGATCGGCTCCAACAGCCGCTCCGACCTGCAGCGCGGGCGGGTGCAAGTCAGCGGCTCCTTCGCCGCCAAGTTCTCGGCCGTCACCCTGCAGACCCTGCGTGACGCGCAGACCGTCGTGACGCTGATCTTCGTGCTGGCCGACAGCGCCAGCAACACCGCCGAGTTCGTCTCCATCTGCCTGCCGGCGTGCAAGCTGTTCTCCGACGACGCCGACGACGGCGAAAAGGAGATCATCCGCACGTACACCTTCACCGCCCAATACTACGGCTCGGGCGGCTCGGGCGTGAAGCACAACGCCACCATTTGCCAGCTGCAGGACAGCCTGTTCGCCTGATGAAGCTTCGGGACGCCGGGTGAAACCGGCGCCCGTCCGTCGCCCCTCGGGGCCGTTCCTCCCCTCAACTTTTACGGCCCGGGTCGCACCCGGCCGCTTTTTCGAGAGCCCTTTTCCATGGCCAAGACCGCTGACACCGAAGAGACCGCCGCCGCGCCGGCTCCTCTGACCTTCGCCGCATTGAACTTCAAGGCCGCGAGCGAGCAGCCTTTCGAGTTCGAGTTCCTGCTTCCTGGGGACGAGCCGTCAGGCTTCTTCCTCTCCATCATCGGCAGCCAATCCGACACCATCGAGAAAGCGTCGAACGCGCTGACCGACAACGAGCGCCGCGCAGAACTCGTGGTCGCCGCCCAGGCCGCCAAGGCTAGGGCGGATCATCCGCCCATCCGCCCGGTCGCCGAGACGATCAAGGGCGGGCGCGAGATGGTCGCCAAGCGCATCGTTGGTTGGCGCGGGATCGACGTACCCTATTCGCCTGAGAAGGCGCTCGAATTGGTCAATCAGAACTTGGAAGTCTACAACCAAGTCCTGAAGAACTCCAATGATATTCGGAACTTCGTGGGAAAGTCACAAGCGAACTCCTAGAGTTCGCCAAAGTTCAGTTCGACCTCAACGAAGTCGTCTCCGAAAAACCCGCGCGCCTGACCAAGCGCGAGTTCCTGCAAGTGCAGGCGGAGCAGGGCGAGCCCGACGCCATCTTGGAGCTTGAGGCCTTGCCGCCGCTGCCCCCGCACGGTGCGCACCTCTGGCAGTGGTGGATCGAGCTTCACGCCAGCCGGCCCAACAACGGCATGGGGCTAAGCCCGCTGTCACGCCAGGAAATTCGCCTCTGGGAAGAGGACGAAGGCCGCCAACTCCTGATGTGGGAGCGGCGGGCGATCCTGTCGCTGGACGCCGAGTGGCTCCGCATCACCTCCCAACAGTCCAATAAGCGCGAGGCGGCCAAGCCATGACGACTTTCGCCGAACTCGTCATCAAGGTCGACTCGACCCAGGCCGATCCCGCCAAGGCCAAGATGGACGGGATGACCGATTCCAGCCGTAAGCTGGAAGATCAGGTCAACAAGACCGCCGAAGCCACGGCCAAGGCGGCGAACGAACAGCGCAACCTGGCGCAGGCGTCGAGCGGCATCGCCCAGGTGGCGGGCCAGACGGCGAACGCGCTGGCGGGGGAAGCCAAGAGCGCCGCCGACGTGGCCGAGCAATCGCGCCGCGCCGCGGACGCTCAGAAGCAGTTCGCCGCCGCGGCCAACCAAGCCCGCCAAGCCGCGCTAGAGGCGGAAGTCGCGTCCGGCAAGCTGGTCAAGACCATCAACCCGGTCAACGGCGTGGTGAGTTTCGTCCCCGTCCTGGCGAAAGACGCCAAGGCCGCGACGGGCGCGGTGGATGAATTGGCCGACGTCACCCGCAAGGCGGCCAACAGCAACGACGACGCCGCAAAGTCGGCGGCGGGCCATGCGCGCGCGGTCGGCCAGGTCTCCGACGCGATCGGCGGCGCGGTCGGCCAAACGCTGAGCTGGAAAGGCGCTCTGCTCGAACTTGTCGGCGGGTTCAGCGCCCTGGCTGCGACGCAAATCGTGCTCGATCAGATCGTCTCGGCCTATCAGGAGGCGGTGAAGCGCAACGAGGATTTCCAGAGCGCGCTGGAGAACTCCAACCGCATCCTCGCCACCAGCAGCACGCAACTGGCCGAGACGCGCGCCGAAGTGCTGAAGTTGGCCGACGCCTACAAGCAAATGCAGCTTGAGCAAGCCAAGGCTCAGGTCGCCAAGAACAACCAGGTCATCCAGACCCTGCGCACGCCGTCGCGCGCCGAGGCCGCCGCAGGCGGGGTTGCGGGCATCCTCGGCGGCCCTGTTGTTGGTGGCGCGGTTTCCGGCGCGTTGGCGGGTCGGCGGCAGGCGCAGATCGACCAATTGGAGACCGAGAACGCCCGGCTGATGGCTCGGCAGATCGAACTGCGCTTGGGCGATACCCGCGCGCAGGAAGAGTCGCAGAAGCTGGTCGACGCGGCGCTGCCGAAAGAGCGCCAGGTCCGCGACCTGAAGGCGCAAGAGGCGGCGATCCTGCAGCGCATCAACTCGGGCCTGATCGATCGAGCGACCGGAGAGCGTGCGATTACCGCTCTGCAGGCTCGGCAGAAGGAAATCGAAGAGGGCCACACCCGCACGCGCGCGGCGCATGCGGCCAAGTCGGCGCAGACCGCTGCGGTGATCGACCGAACCGACGAGCTGACGGCGCAGGCCGCTGGCCAAGTCGAACAGGCGATGGCGGGCGAACTCCGCGCCCGTATGGCCTTGACCGACAGCGTCGAGGAGCGCGCCGAGATCGAGAAGGATCTGGTGCTCAAGGCGACCGCCGCAAAGCAGGCGCAGGTCGACAAGCAAATCGCCCAGATCAACGACCCGGCGAACACGCTGGGCGTGGAAGATCCGGCGATGCGCGCCGCGCTGAAAGCCGCGCTGACGGCTCAGTTGCGCAAGGTGCAGGCGATCAACGCCTCTGCGGCGGTAGAGGAAATGGAGGCGATCGACCGCAAGGCGACGCAGCAACTGGTGCGCGACACCCTGGCGGCGGAACAAGCCCGCCGGTCCAACACCATCGACGTGATGCAGGCGCAGGCCGCCCTGCTCAAGTCGACCTACGCCCAGGCCGTGGCGCAACAGGACATCCTCGCCGCCAAGCAAGACGCCGAGCGCTACGCGCTGCAGGAGGTCGTCCGGCTCGGGGAGCTCGGCGGCTACACCGATCAGCAAGTGCAGACGGCCAAGGATCGGCTGGAAGCCCTGAAGCAGATCCACAGTGCGGAGACGGAGGAGGCGAAGCGCGCCGCCAGCCTTTCTGAGGCGATCCGGGCGGCGACCGATAACGTCCGCGACTTCAAGGACGCCTTCAAGCGCCGAGACTTCGGCCGGCTGCTGGACAGCCTCGCCGCGACTATTCAGACCATCCAAGCGGCGTTCCAATCCCAGGGGTTGTTCGGCGGCATTGCGACCGGAGCGAGCGCCCTCGGATCCCTGATCGGCGGGAAGGCGGGCAAGGCGGTCGGCAACGTCGCTGGCGGGGCGTTGCTCGGCCTGGCGGGCGGGAACTTCGTCGCCGATGCGGCTTTTGCGCTCGGGCCAACCGGCATTGGCGGCACCGGCCTGCTCGGCGCGGGTGCGGTCAATTTCCTGGCGGGACCCCTCGCTGCGGCGTTGCCGTGGGTCGGGCTGATCGCCGGTCTAGCCTCGCTGTTCCTCGGCAAGAAGCCGTCGAACCACGCCGGCATCACCCAACTGACGCTAGACAGCTTCACGCCGATCTCGTCGGGCAAAGAAACGCCGGAGACCACGCAGGCGGTGTCTGGGGCATCCCAGGCGATCCTGCAGGGCGAGGCGCTGATCAAGGCCGCGGGCGTGCAGATCAACGCCTTTGTCACCGGCCTCGACCTCGGCACCCGCGACATGACGCACATCTTCCTCTCCACCGGGGAGGAGTTGCGCTCGGCTGTGGGCGATCCGGCCGCGGCGGCGGAAACCGCGCTGAAGGCGGTGCTGCAGAGCGCCACCTACACCGACCAGGCGCTCAAGGGCTTGATCGACAGCGCGCTCGCGGCTGGCAAGGGCTTCGACGCCATCGCCACCATCCTGCAGGCGCAGCAGATCGGCAAACAGCTTGCTGACCAGATCCTGCAGCTTCAAGACCCACAAGCCTACGAGGCCAAGCAGGTCAAAACCAACATCGAGCAACAGCGCGACGCCGCCAAAGCGCTGTTCGACCAGGGCGCGCTGACGGCGGACCAACTGGCGACGATCAATGGCCAGCTTTCGACCCTGGAAGGCCTGCAACTCGCCGATGTGATGAAGCGGTTCAGCGATGCGGCGAGCGGCGCCGCCAGTGCCGCGCAAGACCTGAAAGAGTGGCTGGCGTCGTTGGCCGGCGTGACCGCCTCACCGGCCCAAACCACGGCGCAGGCCTATTCCGCGCTCCAGGCCGCCGGGATCGCTGCGCGCAGCGGCGACAGCGACGCCGCCAGCCAAATCCCCGACCTTGGCAACGCCTACCTCGCGGCGGCCAAGGCCTCGGCATCCAGCCAGATCGACTATCTGCAGGCGGTCGCGCGGGCGCGCGCCATCGGCTCCAGCGCGCTACTCGTCGCGGAGGGCAAAGCGCCTGCGACCAGCGCCACGACCGCGGCGACCTCCACGACCGGCGCGACCACCTCCAGCCCGACCGCAGCGCCACAGATGCCGGCCCCCACCAACGCGGGCAGTGTCAACGACAACAGCGACCTTCTGGCCGAACTGCGCGCGCTGCGGGCCGAGGTCGCCAGTCTTCGCGGCGTCAACGAGGCGGGCTTCACCACAGTCTCCGCCAACACCGGCCGCACGGCCAAGCAGCTTGAGGATTGGGATGGCCAAGGCCTACCGCCCGAGCGGGAGGACGCGGCGTGAAGATCGTTCCCCCGATCACCGTAACCGACGCCATGCTGATTTCCAGCAACGTCTCGGCAGGCCCGGCGACCGATTGGAACAGCGGCACGACCTACGCCGCGGGGGATGTGGTCAGCCAGGTCACGGCGAACTCGCTCAAGATTCAATACGCGAGCCTCCAGGGCAGCAACACGAACCACGACCCGGAGTCTTCGTCGGGGTGGTGGCGAGCGATCGCCTACGCAGCCGATGCCTACAGCTCTGGGACCACTTACGCCGCCAGCGACGGCGCGCAGATCGACACGACGGACACGCACCAACTGTGGTGGTCCACAGTAGACGACAATCTCGCCAACGACCCCACGGCGGACGCCGGAGACCACTGGCTGTTGATGCAGGCGACCAATCGTTGGGCGATGTTCGACGGCGGGTTGGGCTTTGGTTCCGGCAATGCTCGGATCGCGACGCGCTGGGGCAACCTGATCGACGTCGTGCTAGAGCCTGACGCGGACGTGGACACCGTATGCGCCTGGGTGATCGACGCGGACTCGGTGCGGGTGTCGGTCGCCGCCACCGGATACGACGAGACCATCACGCTCGGCGGCACGGCGGCCGAAATCAAGTGGCAGCTCGACGGGGTGGCCCGGCTGCGGCCGGTGACGTTCGAGGACGTCGAGTGCTCGGCCGGCGATCAGATCCGCATCCGCATCATCAAGACCGGAGGCGTGGCGGTCTGCGCCGAGGTGAACCTGGGACTGGCGATAGAAGCCGGCGCCACGCTTGCCCCCGCCAACGTCGGCATCAAGGATTACTCTGTCATCCAGACCGACGACTTCGGCACGTTCCAGATCAACAAGCGCGCTTGGCATCGCCGCGGCAGCTTCCAGGTCCGCGTCGCCGAGGATGAAGTCGATACCTGCATGGACCTGCTCACCCAATGGCGGGCGCGGCCGATGCTGTTCATCGGCGCCTCAATGTACGGGGCCTCGGCAGTGTTCGGCTTTTTCCGCTCGTTTGATGTGGTCATCACCTTCCCTGGCTGGACCACCCTGCAGATCGACCTGGAGAGCATCTAGTGTCGGATCTGCTCCGCGGCCCGGTCACGGTCGCCAACCTGACCGCCGCGGCCGGCGCCCTTACCGGCGACGACGGGTTCTGGTGGCCGTGCCTGAATATCACCTGGCGAACCCCGGTTCCGCCGTCGATCACCAAGATCACCGCCCAGGTCCGCGAAAAGGGTTCGGACGGGCGATACAGCCAACCCGCCGAGCAGGTGTTGACGGCGGACGAACTCGCTGCGGGCGAAGCGAAGATCGTCAACGGCGTCAGCGTCGGGCAGCACCTTCAGGTGCGGCTCTACCCGGCTGGAGCTCCTGGCCTGCCTTTCCAGCCGACGCCTTGGGTGGACGTCACCACGCCGTGGGACGCCATCATGGCGGACCTCGACGGGCTGACGCTGGGCTGCGTCAAGATCGTCTGTGGCGTGGGGGAGCCGACCCGCACGGACCTCCCCATCGGCTCGCTCTACATCGAAGAGGGTCAGGGGCAGATCTGGCAATATGAGGTAGGCGGGACGGACGCCGCCAATATTGCGGGAACGTCGATCACGACGGGCTCGAACACCGCCACACTGACCGGCTACGATCCCGCAAAGGCCGTGCGCTTCTCCAAGCCGCTGGCGGCGGATAGCGACGGGCTGCTGTCTTGGGACGCCTATTCAGCGTGGCCCTCGGATGGCTATTCCGGCTCCAACCCGCCTCCGGTCCACGGCCAGACCTGGCAGAACTTCGTCAGCATCTACGGCAACAACGGCGGATCGGATACGCTGCTCTGGTCGGCGACGCTGAGCGCCAACAACTACCTGACCGCAGCCGCCGCCTTTGCGGCGCTGGCGGCGCAGCTCCCGCAGACCTTCACCGGCTATAGCACCTATAAGGTCGAGGCCGGAAATGACCCCAACCCCGGCGACAATCGCGGCGGGCTTTCGGTGGAGGTGGAAGCGCTCGGCTGGGTGCTGAAGTCGGACACCACCTCGTTTCAAAGCGAGGGCGTGGAGGTCGCCAACAACCCGCGGTCGATCAACTTCACCGGAACCGGCGTGGCGGTTTCCAGCGACGGCGAGGGGACGCTTACCGTCGACATCAGCGGCGGCTCGCTGCTGGTCAAGAACGAAGGCTCCAGCGTCGAGGCGACGACCGAGAGCATTAATTTCGTCGGCGCCGCGCTCGATGCCACTACGGACGGCTCCGGCCACGTCACCGTCACCCTGAACGCCGACACCGACGCGACGCTGGCAGCCAATTCCAACGACAAGATCGCCACCCAGGCGGCTATCAAGGCCTACGTCGACAACTTGCTGGCAGGCCTTTCCTGGAAGAAGGCCGTCCGCGCCGCAACCACGGCGAACATCACCCTTTCCGGCGCTCAAACGATCGACGGCGTGTCGGTCGTGGCCGGCGACCGCGTGCTCGTGAAAAACCAGAGCACCGGCAGCCAGAACGGCATCTACGTCGCGGCCGCGGGATCATGGACGCGCGCCACGGACGCCGATAGCGGCTCCGAACTCGTCAACGCGGCTTGCTATGTCTCCGAAGGCACGACACTCGCCGATACGCAGTGGGTCTGCTCGACGAACGCCACGATCACGGTGGGCTCTACTTCGCTCACATTCGCGCAGTTCTCGTCGACGGGCGGCGTCAGCGACGGCGACAAGGGCGACATCACCGTGTCAGGCTCCGGGGCAACCTGGACCATCGACAACGACGTCGTGACCTACGCCAAGATGCAGAACGTCTCGGCGACGTCCCGCATCCTTGGCCGGAAGACCGCCTCGGCCGGCGACGCGGAGGAATGCACGCTCTCGGAAGTCCTCGACTTCATCGGCTCGGCGGCGCAGGGGGATATTTTCTATCGGGGAGCGTCGAGTTGGGCGCGGCTGGCGGCGGGCTCCCCGGGCCAAGTGCTCCAGGCGAACGGCGCCGGCGCAAACCCGACGTGGGTGACGCCGAGCGGCGGCAGCGTCGGAAGCGGCCCGGCGCTAATCAGCCGACAGACGCCCAGCGGCACCAACACCGTGGCGTTCACCAGCATCGGCGGCTATCGACACCTCGAATTGCGAGCGCTGGCGCGTAGCACTCAGGCGACCACCAGCGTCACCGTCACGGTGCAGTTCAACTCCGACAACTCTACATCCAACTACCGGAACGAACGGTCCTATGGCACCGGGGGCACTGCAGCTGCGGCCAATGACACCGCCAACGGGTACATTTATTTCGCCGACATTCCGGGCGCGTCGGCTCCGTCAAACGTGCCGGGCGCGGCCCATTTGCACATACTAGATTACGCGCAGACCACGTTCCAGAAAACCACGCTAGGCGATTACAACCTCCAGAACGGCTCTGCGGCGGCGACCAACTGGTTTCGGTTCGCGACCGCCGGCTGGTGGACAAGCACCGCAGCCATCACGCGCATCGACGTTACCGTTACGGGCAGCGGGAATTTTGTCACCGGCTCGACGGTCGAGCTTTGGGGCTTGCCATAAAGGTTGACGTGGACCGCCGCGTGATGAGCAAGGCGAGGCGGCGCTTGCGCCGCTGGATCGGACCTTCAATCAGAACCCACGACGTCAGCGCGTAGGCCACAGAAAGCGGCAGGGCGAGGAGCAGGTTGGACCACATCGCCGCACCTAAGCCGGACCAGATAAGTAGTTGCTGAATTGGATAGGCCGAGAGGTACACGCCATAGGATAGGTCGACTTTGAGAGGCTTGGCGTCGATCAAGCCGAACACGACAACCGCATAGGCGACCGGCAAGGCGGCGAAACCGAGCAGCCCCAGAAAGTTGAGAAGGAAGGCAGCTGCAACAGAGCTTGCCGCGAGCGGCAGCGAATATGGGATGCGATCGCGCCAGAGGTAGATCGTGGTTCCGCAGAGAAAGCACGAAAACAATACAGCGGACGACATCTCTCCACGCTGGTGGCCAACGACCGCCGCATCCCACAACGGCAAGATGAGATAACCGGCTACGGCTACGCATAGCCAGTGACGCCGGCTGCGGGGTGCGCCAGCCATCGCGGCCAAGCCTAGGACGAGGTAGCAGATCAGTTCG